AATGGTTTGCTGACAATTCAACTAGAGCGCAAGATTCCTGAAGAACTTATGCCCAAATTGATTCCGATCGGCTAACAGGAATGGGGGAGGCAACTCCCCCTTTTACATTATGAAATGGAAAGTCTGGTGCCGAACACTTGGCACGAAAATCTCAGAAGATAAAAAAGAGGCAGATTATGCTTGCCTTTTTCGCACGATCTATACTATAATAATGTTTGTAACTTGCTTCTTCATTATCGCTAACACGGTTCGACACTGGTGAAATTCTACACAAACTTCTTCATGCGTGGCAACTTCGTTGTTGTGCGTGGGTATGATCATGGTTCACGATTCACAGATCGAATCGAATACAAACCGACGCTGTATGTTCCAGCAAAGACGATGACTGGCTATCAGGCAATTGATGGTCAGTTTCTGGAACCAATTCGCTTTGGTGCGATCCGTGATGCTCGTGACTTTGTCAACAATTATTCCGATGTAGATGGGTTCAATATCTTCGGATCTACTCTCTACGATTATGTCTGTGTTCATGAGAACTACACTCAGGACTATGACACAGAGTTTGTTAAGGTTGTCAACATTGACATCGAGGTTGCGTCAGACGACGGATTTCCTGATCCAGTCGCAGCAACCAAACCTATAACAGCAATCACTGCCAGCATCGGTGGCGCATACTATACATTTGGTTGTGGTGATTACGACAACACCAATGAGAATGTAACCTATCTGAAGTGCGATAACGAAACGCATTTGCTACACAACTTCATTGCGCACTGGCGACATTGGGATGCAGACATCGTTACTGGCTGGAATGTGCAGTTCTTTGATATTCCTTATCTGTACAATCGTATCACTCGAGTTCTGAGTGAGAAGGATGCCAAGAAACTTTCTCCAGTTGGTATGACCAACGAACGAGATGTGCAGATCATGAATCGCACTCATCGTGAGGTGGAATTGATTGGCATGTCAACGCTAGACTACCTTGAGTTGTACAAGAAGTTCACCTATTCTCAACAAGAATCCTATCGTCTTGATCACATTGCCAGCGTAGAGTTGGGTGAACGCAAACTAGATTACTCTGAAGTGGAAACACTCCATCAGTTGTACAAGTTGGACTATCAGAAGTTCATTGATTACAACATCAAGGATGTGGAGTTGGTCAATCGCCTTGAAGACAAGATGAAGTTGATTGATATGGCACTGGCTATCGCATATGACGCAAAGGTAAATTATAATGATGTTTTCACACAAGTACGAATGTGGGATGTGCTTATACACAATTGGCTTTTTGATCGCAAAAAGATTATTCCCCCAAAGGTGGCTAAGTCAAAGAATGCGCAGTATGCTGGAGCATATGTAAAAGATCCGCAGGTTGGTATGCACGATTGGGTGATGAGTTTCGATCTGAATTCGCTTTACCCTCACCTGATTATGCAGTATAATATAAGTCCAGACACCTTTGTTGAAGAAGAATACGAAGACATCACAGTGGACGAAATCCTTGATGGAAGAGTTGTTCATCGTGATGGTTTGGTAATGGCAGCGAATGGTCGTTTCTTTGATCGCAGCAAACAAGGTTTCTTGCCTGAGATGATGCAGAAGATGTATAATGATCGAGTGATTGCAAAGAAGAAGATGCTTGAAGCACAGGCATTATTGGAAGAAGTCAATAGGAGATTAAAATGAGTCCAGGTGATATTGTAACAGTCCTGACAGTGGCTGGTGAATTTATTGGTAAGTTGAAGCACAAGGATGGTGATGCAGTAACGCTCGAAGATCCTCGTATGTTGGTGCAGAGTCCAGAAGGCGGAATGGGATTTGGTTATGGTGTTTGTGTGACAGGCATGAAAGATCCTAAGATCGTTGAGTTCATGGGTGTTGTGTTGGTTACTCCAACCAACGAACAGATTGTAAGCGCATGGCGTCAGGCAACCAGCGGAATCATTACTTGATGAAAATGTAGATTTATATAAATAATACTGATTGCCGAAAGCACTGGAGTCAGTATTATGTTTTACACAGTATATAAAACTACTAATCTAATCAATGGGAAATACTATATTGGTGCACACAAAACTCTAACCCCATATGACACATATTTGGGGTCTGGGGTTGCACTAAAGAAAGCAATAGAAAAATATGGAGAACAAAACTTTACCAAAGATGTCTTGTTCATATTTGATAATGCTGAAGACATGTATACTAAAGAAAAAGAACTTGTTGTAATATCAGAATCAAGTTATAATATGATGCCTGGTGGTAAAGGTGGTTGGGATCATATTGATACTTCTGGAGAAAACAATCCAATGAAGAATCCAGAAGTTGCTGCTCGAATGGTAGAATCGGCAAGAAAAAGTGGTTCATATCACACAGAAAAGAAAATAAAAGCATGCTTGACTAATTTGGAAAAGGCAGTAGAATATAATATTGGGAAAAAGAGACCAGAACATTCTGAGTTTATGAAGACCCAAGCAAAAAAATATTGGGAAGAAAACAAAGAGTTTATGCGTGATGCATTATCTTCTTGGTTTGTTGTAATAGACCCAGAAGGAAATGAATATGAAACAAATAGACTACAAGAATTCTGTGAGCAGATGAGTCTACCATATACAACCGTTTGGAAATCATCAAAGAGTCACAAAACACCAAACAGAGGAAAGGCGAAAGGTTGGCTATGCATAAAGAAATAAACGATATGAGTAGGGAGGAACTCCTAGAGTATCGTAAGCATTTGTTGAAGGATGTTAGCAAGTATAAAAATCTACAACTTGCTAAGAAAGTCCAACTCAACTCTGCTTACGGTGCTCTAGGATGACTAAGGTAATCAATATTTCCGTTTTTTCGATGTGCGCCAAGCAGAAGCCATTACTTTGTCTGGACAATTGTCAATCCGTTGGATTGAGAGGAAGATGAATGAATATCTCAACAATCTACTACAAACTGAAGAGCAAGATTATGTCGTGGCAGGAGATACGGATTCGATTTACATCAAAGTTGGCGGCTTGGTACGCAAGGTCTTTGATTCGGGAGTCGACACTGTCAAGGTCGTCAATTTCTTGGACAAAGTTGCAAGTCAGAAGCTGGAACCTTTTATTGACAAAAGTTACGCAACGCTTGCTGAGAATATGAATGCCTATGCGCAGAAGATGTTTATGAAGCGTGAAGCAATCGCTGATAAAGGCATCTGGACTGCGAAGAAACGGTATGTGTTGAATGTGTACGACAACGAAGGTGTTCGCTATGCGGAGCCAAAGTTGAAGGTGATGGGTCTTGAGATGGTCAAGTCATCCACTCCAGCCATCTGCCGCACCGCACTCAAGAAAGCACTGACGATCATCATGAATGAGAATGAAGATGCGGTGCAGAAGTTTATCTCTGAGTTTCGTGAAGAGTTTAAGACACATCCGTTCGAAGACATCGCATTTCCTCGTTCTATCTCGGACTTGGCTAAATATTCGACTGGCAGCAAAGAGTTGGAGATTCCAAAAGGCACTCCAATCCATGTCAGAGGCGGACTCCTTTATAATCATTTGCTGAAGCAGCACAATCTCACAAAGAGATATGAGGCAATCAAAGATGGTGAGAAGATCAAATTCTGTTATCTACAAACTCCAAATCCTGCTCGGCAAAATGTTCTTAGTGTTCTTTCTACCTTGCCGAAAGAGTTTGGTTTAAACGATTACATTGACTATGATCTTCAGTTTGAGAAGTCATTTCTCGAACCACTGAAGATCATTCTGAATAGTATTGGTTGGAGTCCTAAGAGACAAAGCACATTGGAGGATTTCTTCTCATGAGCGATTTCGATTTTGATTTTGGTTTTACAGCTGTTGATGAAGCTGAACTCAAAGCAGTGCAAGCAGCTGCAGCAGAAAAAGAAACAGTTGTTCAAACTGCAACTCATACTCAAGAAAAAATTGACAAGTTGTATAACGCTATTCTACCGCTGCTGAACAACCTGAAAGCAAACCCAGAAAAAGAATATATCCTGTGGCCAAATAGAGTTGAGAAAGTTGATCAGTTTGAGGATTATTTGAGATCAATCTATAATAGTTGACGAAGTGTACAGAGCATAATATAATAATTCTTTCTTCTTGGAGTAAAGTATGAGTTTTTTGAAAGATATGGTGAAGGGGATTGATAACGCCAATCTCCTGAGTGAAGGTGGAAACAGTTCTGAGTTCAGTGGTACGATTGACACAGGATCGTATGCACTGAATGCATTGATTAGTGGTAGCATCTATGGCGGTGTACCAAACAATAAGATTACGGCATTTGCTGGCGAATCAGCAACAGGTAAAACTTTCTTTGTACTTGGTGTTCTGAAGACTTTCCTTGATCAGAATAAAGATGGCGGTGTCATCTATTTTGATACAGAGGCAGCAGTAACCAAGGCAATGATGGCAGATCGTGGGATTGATACCTCCCGTGTGGTAATTGCCGAACCGACTTCTATTGAAGAGTTCAGAACGAGCGCAACTCGTATCCTAACAAACTATATCGACACACCTAAAGAGAAACAGCAACCGATGATGATGGTGCTGGATTCGCTTGGTATGCTTTCATCCCAAAAGGAACTGGAAGATACTGAGTCAGGTAAGAATGCTCGTGACATGACCAAAGCACAATTGTTGCGTGGGACATTCCGTGTCTTGTCTTTGAAGTTAGCGAAAGCGAATGTTCCGCTGCTTGTGACCAACCATGTCTATGATGTGGTTGGAGCATATATCCCCACCAAAGAAATTTCTGGTGGTAGTGGTTTGAAGTATGCTGCTTCATCTATTGTAATGCTCGGTAAGAAGAAGGATAAGGACGGCACTGAGGTTGTTGGTAACATCGTTAAGGCAACCATGCATAAATCTCGATTTACAAAGGAAGGTAAGAAAACTGAAATTAAGTTGTCCTTTGACCGTGGTCTAG